GGTTAAAAAGTACTTTAACTTTCTAGTCAACTAGATATCTCCTAAGTAATGCAATACTTTTGCTTACTTAGATATTATAGCAGAATGTTAGTTTAAATTACTTAACATTATCTGTTTTATAAAACCCGTTACCTTTAAACTGTATACCAAATGAGCCGTAATGTCTTTGTAATCTTTTACCACATTCGTTACATAGATAACTGGGTTCGATAGAAGTTATAGATCTTTCTTTTGCAACAATAATTTCTGGTGAACATTCACACTTGTATTCGTATATAGGCATTACTTAACGCTATTTTTTCTCTTTTCAGCTAAAGCCGAGAAGTCTTTGACTTTAGTTTCCCCCATGTATCCCCACGCATATCCATCTTCAATCATCTGCTCATTAAGAGACTTTGTGTCTCCATTAACGTAAACCCATCCAAGTATTCTGCCATACTTTTCCGAGCTATCTGGCTTTTCAGTTTTAACTATAATAAATTTAGAATCTTTTAGCTTAGACTTAAGATACTCTTTTGACTCTAACCCTAATGTTTTTTCAAACTTATCTGTTGTTCTAGATTCTGGTGTATCAATACCAGCCAATCTTAATCTTTGAGAGTATGATATGCTGAACCCAAGATCGATGTCAACGTCAATTGTATCTCCGTCTACTACTTTTAATACTTGCTTAACTCTGTATTCAAACATATCTCTCCCTTAATTTAAATGAGCAGTTTTTTACAGTCATACTCAGGACTATACCAGTTATTTAAAGTCGCTGTCTCCCCCGACTATCCTGGGCAGCGATGCCCAAATCTGCGACTCCCCAGTGACGGGGTGCAGATATCTATTATACTATTTATTTGATCTTGATAGTCTTTGGCTTCTTCTCTTCTGGCAGAATGCGTACAATATCAATCTTAAGCATTCCGTCCTTTAGTTCAGCAGCCTTTACTTCCATATATTCACCAAGAGCCCACTCACGAGTAAATTTACGGGCAGCAATTCCACGGTGGATAAACTTCGAATCGCTATCCTCTGTGTTTAATTCTCCCTTTACGGTAAGCTTGCCGTCTGCTGTTGATACATCAATATCTGTTTTACCAAATCCAGCGACTGCTAGTTCGACAACAAAGTTGTCTTCGTCTACTTTGATTACGTTATATGGTGGATAGTTAGTTGCACTTGATACTGTTTGAGCGTGGCTCCATGTATCTAAGGCCCTATCAAATCCAATAAAAAAAGGATCCTTGAAAAGATCCCATGTATATGTTGTTACCATTTTATTCCTCCTTCAAGCGAATAAGTTAATTTATAGGACCCCTTACGGGCATCCTATAATAATTATATCATAATTTTTAATCGTTTGGAATATCCCTAAAGGTAGTGGGATCTATTTCTATCATGCCCATTTCTTTAGCCAACTTTTGTCCCTCTGGACTTAAATGTATTGTTGCCTGCAAATCTTCATCGTACTCGATTTCTGCAAGCCCCGCCTCGTATAAATTTATTAAAGACTTATCAACATAGTCAATGTGGGACTGCCATAGCTCAGGGGCATATTCTTTAGCCATTTCTTGATCTATTGAATAAATCATTTCGCCATTTTCGTCCATGCCTTCTAAATTAACAACCCCTATTTCTAGATAGTACGCAAGAACTTCGTCATCGTTTTTGTCTTCAAGACTCATTTACGGTTCCATCTTCATTCTTATCTATAGTTGTTTCTACTAATTGCTGGACATATTCAGAAAAATGTTTTCTGACACTACCCATTGGCCTAGACCCAGAAGACTTCCATATTCTCTTATACTCTACAACATTAGAAAAGGTTGTAGGGCATAGCGGGGTGCCGTTGTATTCTTTTAAAACTGTAGGAAGTGGAACATGCTTTCCACAACACTTACACTCTTTCGCTCTCTCTTGATATATACTCATACTATTTCCATTCCGTCTAATACATCTGATAAGTTTTTAGGCATCCTCGGTGGTCTTATCATGTTCATTACTATTTCATCTTCTTCTTTTTCTCTATCCCACTTCAAAGAGCTATAGGTATGTATATCTATCTCTTCATTGTTTTGTGGCCTGCTTCTACTAATTGCGTTGTAAACAGAACCGCAAACAGCATCAGCCAAGTCTTTAGAACCTTTTCTTGGGTGGTCAACCTTATCTCTCATAATTTTTAATTGAAGCAATTCGTCTATAAGCAATTTAATTGCTGGTCCGCTTAACCTGTCTTCTGCAACAACCATGGCCATATCATCGTAATGCTTCTTTGCAACCGACAATGTTTCTGTGTGAATACCGTATTGTTTTAATTGCTGCATCATGTCGTGTGAATTCCATCGGTCAAACGTACAGACACGAATCTTAAACCCTTTTGTCCTAAGAGACAGAATGTAGTCTTTAACTTCTGTAAAGTCCACAGACTTGTCTGGTGTAGGAGTCCAGTATCTAACAACATCTACTTCAACAATAGGGGCTGGCTGAGAATATGTATCAGTTACTTTTACATTTACCCACTTCTGTACATGAGCCATAGCAACAGCGCAATGGTCATGCTTTTGTGCAAGGTCAACGTGCAAGAAGTATTCCTTGTCTGGATCTGGTGCAAACCAGGTTTCAAATCTTCCAAAGTCATCTACGGCTAATGCCATATTACTAAATGCCTTTTCAATTTTTTCACGGGACTTAAAAAATGCATCAATTGCTTCTGATGGCATACAGGCAAATCTTCCTAGCGCATCTGGAGCATTCTTATAGAAAGCAACTTTAAAGTCATCTATGCTTCGTGTAGGATTAATTTCCCATGTAGGTCTACGCAGGGCGTACATTCTTGGATACTTGTAGGAGATAATGTGATCCTCTTCCCACTCTATATCAAACTCATTGCCTTCTGTTCCGTCTGGAAGCAGATCGTCTAGCTTAAAGTGATGAGTTCTAGTTATAACTTCTTTTTCCGCCACAACGTCATCGTATCTTTGCTGTATGTAATCGTTCTTATATCTAGGGAATGATAGAAGAATAACCTTTCCATAGTCTGGAAAACGTGAGTCTACAGAGGCACGATACATCTCATATATAAGACTTCCAGTCTTTGCTTGCTCATGACCAGTGGTATTTTCTACGCTGAATCCAGAAATTTCGTCAAGAATAACTACGATTACGTTATATCCTTCCCATGCCTCACGCTCTGAGTGACCTGAGTGAACTGTAATGTTTTTATTAAATTTAATTTCAGAAGCTTTTTCTGTGTACTTTCCAACGAACCAAGGCGACTTATCGATGCGTGTTCTAAACCCTTTAAAGAATACGTTGTTTGCCTGCTGTGCGTTAATAGCAATATTGATAATATCAATTGAGTCTCCAGGAGGCTTTCCATAATACGATGCTGGATCTTTAAGACACAATAGTAAATATACTATATAGGCAACCGATATGGTTGAGCAGTAATCTTTTCCAGATCCTTTACCTAGCTGAGCAACAACCTCATTGGCTGTTTGCTTAAACATTCTAACGCCTTCTTCTTCGCCAAACAACTTTACAAGAGTAGACTCTTTATAAATTTGCGAACTCTTTTCAATAAGGGTATATTGATATTCAGATAATGGTGGCAAGCCTAAATACTCTGGGCTCTGGACAAATGTTCTTAGATCTACTGGGCGTTCATCAAACTCTTCGCCGTCCAGCATATCAATTAAATCATCAAAATTAAGATCCACTAACTTCCTCTATAATCTCTATAGGCTCTACCACTCCAGTAATCTGTGATAAGCGCTTTGCAACATCCATCTTGCATTTAGGACATGAGGCTGTAACTTCTTTTAATATTTTAACTAGGATATCTTGCTTGCGTTCTGTTTCTGCAATTTGATTTGCTAACTCAGCATTATCTAGCAAGCCTACTTCTTGAAGCATTCCAATTCTTTTACCTTCGATATCGGCAATAAGTTTTAGTGCTCCTGATTTAACATTTAGTTGTCCTGCCTGATCTGCATCTTCAACGGTTTTCCACGCTTCTTTAATAAGCATTGCATAGTGTTGGTCTGCTCCAGAGATAGCCTCTTTAGCCCTTTCACGGGCCGCTGTGTCGTTGTGAACGACGCTCTTCCACTCACCTATCAACTCGACCACTTCGGCTCTTTTAAAGCCTGTTACGGTGGCAATTTGGGTTGGGTTGTTTCCCTTAAGCAGTTCTGAGACTACTACGTTCATGCGATCAAAGTGATCGGCTAATTCAATTTCGGACATATAGTAGAGTATACTCTTAGTCGACTAAAAAATCAACTGGATTTAGCTATTTTATATAGAATAAGGTATCCAATTAAATCATCAATATCATTATCCCCAGCGTATCCTTGGTTATTCTTTACTCTATTTAGTTTATCATCTATTCTAACCTTTAATTGTTCTGCTGAATCCGCCGTCGAAAATATTCTGGCTGGCTCGAGGGCAGAGTTGCCATAGGATATATTCTTTTCAATAAGCATGTGAGCAATTTCATGACAGGTTCCCCATATTTTATTTCCAGCTGGTGCGCCAACAGATCTTAAATACAAGTCACTGCAATTAAAGTTTGTTACATCTTCAAATACTGGCTTTAACATTATGCATCCATTTCTTTATATAACTGTTTTAGTCCTCTTAGTGTACCGATATCCATATATTTTCCGCCTGGTCTTACCGCCCTAATATTGGAACTTTCGTCAATCCATTCTTTTATTTGTTTTCCTGGATGGTCTATCTTAGGATCTATGTATCTTATCATATTCTTTCGAAATAGCATAGTCCCCCACATATCTGGATAATTACAGTCGTCTACCTTATCTTCCGAGCCCAAAACCTTTCCATTTGATACCAACACTTGTCCAACACGGCCCTTTAAATCTTCTCCGCATTCCCATACTCCAAGAACTAGGTCCGCCGTTGTTTCTTTTAACATCTCCTTGTATATATTTGTTGGAGCATTTAAAATATAAGTATCTGGCATTCCTACAAAAACTGTATCGTTGTACTCTCCTACCATAAACTTAATTGCGTCTGACATAGTTGATGGCTCACGCACAATTAGTTTAATGTTCATGTCCATGTTTTGTACAATAGGGACCCACTCTGGTCTAGTTGCTACACGAACTTCATCACAGACTTCAAGCATCTGCTCAACATGCCACTGCAAAAGAGATCTTTCATCTGATATGGGTAAACAAAATTTAGGAATGCCACCAATTCGTGATGCTTTTCCAGAAGCAGGCAGAACCCCTATAGTGTTCATTATTTTTCCCAATCGTGGGGATTAAATCCGTTAGGATAGGATTCATTTACTCTAGGATCCTTTTTCCAAGCAATCCATCCTTCTTCCCTATCGTCTCCCCAATACAGATGAACTACATCTCTATCTAGAAGTCTTTTAGCATCCTCCCCGTGAAAAATATAAACCTTATTATCTTTTAGGAATGGCATCTCAATAAGCTCTGGTGCCCATTCATTAATGTGTTTTTGATACGGCTCTACACCAAGCTCACGGTATAGGGCATCAGTAAACATTTGAACATCCGTATAGTAATGAACCATATGGTTATGCTGAATAATTCCCTCAGAACATCTTTCAACGCAAAGATCTATGGCTGCTTTTAGTAAAGGGTGGCCAGCTTTAGCGGCAATTGTTTGAGTTGCTAGCCATGGAGTATCTCTTTCAATATCCAGGATCATATCGTATTCAGAGTTTAACCATGTATCTACTGGAATCTTGCAATGAGTATCCATATCAGCATATATACCACCGTGTATATAAAGAATAGCAAATCTCCACAATCCAGCTTTCATTACTCCCAAAGGTAGGTTTACGTACGTCTCGTATGTTTTTGTATCAAAGTGCTCCTTGAAGAAGTCTTCTCTGTCTTGTCCGCTCATGTATCCATGAGTCCATTCTGGATTCTGGTATGTCCATGTTCCTACGCTTTCTTTAGCGTAATCTGGTAGCGCATCAAAATTTGTTTCGTAAGTCTGCCAAATATTTTTTTCTATACTCATTTTATCTCCTTTTAATTAACTGAAACTTTTCTAAATATCTCTGTATAGTCATAGCAGAAACCTTGCACTCATCAGCAATTTCAGTCACTGTTTTCTTTTGTACTACATACCTTCTGTATAGCCATGTTTGACTCTGATATAACTTCATCGTTCTGTCAACACCTTATTAGCATAATGAGCAATGCCGAATGCATCTGCTACGTCAAAATCTGTTATAGATAAATTATACTTATTATTAAAGTAATCTACCGTCCTTTGCTTACGCATATTTCTTAACTGAGTTTTATACCAAGAGTCTGCGTATCCTGGATTTTTTACTCTGATACCCGCCTTCTCTTCTTTAGTCGGGTTCTTATTACCAATATACGCCTGCCAAGAGCTCGGAGATATAGTAATAACTGAAGCACCCGTAGACATAAGTTCAGCAATGACAACGCCATAAACATATGATAATTTTATCACAGCATCGGGTGATCTGACAAGGATTGCTCCTTCTACAGCAATATAATCACTCTTTAATTCATCTAACATAGAACTGGTTTTAATTTTAGCGTCATGTATCTTTTCATAGATATCCTGACCCACAAAATTGATCTTGCCCCACTTTAATGGCTTATCATTTTCCATTAAGCAGAAGGCTACGGAGTTTGTAGACGCATCTATGCCTAAGACTCGGTTGGCTTTAGTCTTTACTAGATCAGCTAATTTCATCTATCATTCCTTTTATCTTAGACTTTGTAGTAATATCTATTTTCTTTTGGCAGGAAGCACACAAAGTAGTGTCATTGTATCTACTTAATTGTGCGCCACACTTCTTGCATCCACGACTAGCACCATTTCTAATAGCCTTTTTTTCATAATACTTTTCCATAATCCTTTTGTTTGTTGCAATCCTGCAGCATTCATCAGAACAATATTTTTGATTATGAGTTTTAGGATTAAACTCCTTACCGTTTAGACAGTCTTTGTTTGCACAAATCACAGCTTCGGCACCTTATATGATTCTATCTGAACGGTTCCGATAAGTCCTGCATAGCATTCTTTTTTAACTGGACAATATGTGCAAGGCATCTTAGATTTAGATGCTCCTGCTGGACGCATTGGAAGGTCGCCTTCCTTAAAGTTGTCCCACACTTCGCACATCCACGTAAATGCTTCTTCAATAATCTCTGTATTTTTTTCATTCATAGATATTGGAATAACAATTAGCTCTTGTGTATTTTTATTTTCATACAAGAAGAAGCCTTCTTTGGCATTCTTTAGTTTCATGTATGTTAGTAGTTGAAGAAGGTGATTTGTTGTAGGCTTCATCTCAGCCTGTCTTGCATCCCAAACTTCTTGCTTCGCCGTTTTGATTTCACCAATTACGGTCTCAGCATCATACTCCATAATTAAATCTATAAAGCCACGAATAGGAGGGTATTCATTTATAATTTCTTCTTCTTCCGCTCTCCACTCTGGCATAGTCTTAATTAAATTCTGTAATCTTTCGTGAGCCTGTGTACCCTGAGCCATATTAGCAACTGCTACAGCATCGTTATCATCAATAAACATAGCACCGCTAAAAGCCATATACCAATACCTTGGGCATGTTCCATGACCGTATCCAAGTGTGCTGGGGCTAAATGATTTCTTTGTCATCTCTCCGTCTGCACGTTTAGTATTACGATATGATTCATCAAGCAACTGAGCAAATTTTTCTGGATCAAAATGCTTTCCAGAATGTTTTTTAAACTTAAGATTCTTTACAATATCTCTACCCATTATTTGGTACCCATAGCTTTTCTTTTCCTTTATTGTGATATCTAGCCATAACAAACAATAGGTCTGATAGACGGTTTAAATACTTAGCAATGTTTGGATTTACATTTTCTATTCTCCAAACCTCACGCTCTGCCCTTCTTACAACAGTTCTTGCATTATGCAGAGGACCTGTTGGTAAAACAAAAGATCTAAGTGGTTCTAGGTATTCATTATAGTCATCAATTACATTCTCTAAATATGTCACTCTGTTTTCAGATATTGTTATTGTTGAAGCACCAGCAAGTTCTGCGCCAAGATCAAACAGGTCGCTTTGAACTCTTTCGATAATATCATTATACTCATCAGTTGCCATTCCAATAGCCGAATTAGCTTCGTCGACGGCACCTATGGCTTCCATTATGGGGCTAGTCTTAGACACTCTTTCGTTATTAGCATTAGATGTTTGACCATCGTCACCTGTCTTAGTATAAATTTTACTTAGGATAACCATTATGAGTTATACCTAACAACATACTTAAGTGCATCTACTAGTTTATCTATAGATTCTTTTGCGGAATAATAAATGTTCTTTTTGTTATTGTTAGTGGTTCCAGCCTTATCCTTTGCAATTGTTGAATAATAAGATGCCATCATTGAAAACTTAGTGGACATTGCTTGAAGTTCAATAATTAGATATGGAGCCTTGGCTGAAGGAACATCTGGATTCATCAAT